GGTCTTGGGGAATTTCACAAACATCCGTATCCTGCAGTGCATAAATCTGACCCTCAAACACAGTAAAACTGGCGAGGTACTCTTGTTCAAACTCGGCACGTGACATTGATCTGCGAGCTTCTGCTACGTCTGATTCAGCCATGCGAGTATTTTCAGTGTAATCAGCTTGCAGGCTAATCCACTCGGGGAAACCGGGATCAAATCCACGATTCCAAAATTGTGAAAACCAGTTATTACGACCACGAGGTGTCGATATAAAAATAGCCTTGGCGTTGGGTTTGTCTAGTGTAGGGCGTAGCGCTACGTTAAACGCAGCTTCGCCGCCTTCGCCTAGTGCAGCCTCGTCAAATATGATTAAGTCATATGATCGGCCAACAGTACTATCAACGGTACCAAGAGAGCCCATACGAATGGTAGAACCGTTGCTGAGTTCGATAATCTTGTCCTTGAGATTGTCTCGCGAGACTTCGAGGTCAAAGTGTTTGATGAGTTTGCGCTGGAGTTCAAAGGATATTGATGAAAGGTTATAGTTTGGTGAAATGATTAAGACATTTGACCCTGGGACTAAGGTTACCAATTGACCGATTACGTTGGCAATATAAGTTTTGCCAAGTCTGCGTGCAAGGGCAGCACAGATAAACCTGTACTTGGGATCATTAACTGCGTTGATGAGTGCAACCTGTGGGCGGTTGATCGTATCGTAGATGTTGAGCAGTTTTAGGTAGTTTGTTATGGGTAGCTTAATAAACCTCTGTTGAGGGTCGAATTCTTGTATAACATCTACATTTACGTTTTCACGTGAGACTAGTAGCATTAATATTTTCCTGAGGCAAGTACGATCTTGCAGATGTGTTCTAAACGCTCAATGTGTTCGTAGGCTCTCCAAGGTGAGGTGTCAACCGCAATTACTCCGTGTCGGTCCATTCCTACTATGTTGTATTCAATGCTACCACTATTTTTGTTGTAACCTAGTGCACTAATGCAGGCATCTGCTAGTTCCTGCGATATAGGAGGTAGTAGTGGCACATTGGGTGCTACACTGGTATATCGGCTAAGTTCTGGAAATTCTTTTAAGAGTTCAGGTAGTTGAATGCCTGCATACATTGCGGCTACAGTATATGTTGGGTGAAAGTGTAAGATTACTCTGACTTCAGTATCAATCTTTTGCTGAAGCCCAAAGTGCATAGGCAACTCGCCACTAGGCTTTAAGTTATGACTAATGTCTGTGTACATTAGTGGAGTTGCGTATAAACCATAACCAGTGGATCTAAGACCCATCTTTTTAAACTGATCTGGCTGTAGCGTTTGTTTACGTGTTCCCGTTGGAGTAACATAAAAATGGTCACGATCTTGGTGACGTATTGAGGCATTGCCGTCTCGACTTGTAATCCAGTTGCGCTTATAAGCATCTGTCATTACTTCACAAATTGTTTCTAGCATTAAATTCCTTCTCCTGTGATTAATCGTTGTACTAGCTGTGAGTACTTGGATCCGTCTAGGGCATCGTTGATTTGAACATTGACTTGCTTTTGTGGACCTGAAGCTTGTTGGGCTTTGGCCAGTTGAATCTCGCGATCCATTAAGTCCATTGACATTTTGTGTGACATTTGCAGCAATTCAGCAATATCTTTGGTTGATCCAGTTTGTGATTCTTCCAACTCTGAAAACTTTTGTTTGATTAGTGCATCCATGGCACGTCGCATAAGAAAACGGTTGTTGTAGCCTGAGTCGAAGAACACCGAGTCAATATAACTTTTGACCTCACGTTTAGCTAGGATGTTTGTTACCACTTCAGGGTCGATATCTAATTCTTGGGCAACTGCACGAGCATCGTTTAATTGTAGGTATGCATTGGCAACTTCCAGCGCTTCTGGAGAAATGCGTACGGTTTCGGCAGGTAGGTGAGTTGTCATGGTTGTATCCTTTAGGGTTCATTATAACATTTTGGGTAGATTTTGGCAAGTGTGGATTTTGGCACCGTAGCCTTTTAGAGAATTTTCCCAAAATAGGCCGTGTCGAGGGGTGCATAGGCGTGGGGTAAAAAATAGTCTCTTAACCGCCCCCGTAGTCAATAGGGATAAACACCTATGTTGTATTTACACACACTTGATTTATTCTAGGTTATTCGTGTATAATAGAATACATGATGACAAGGGAATTCAACATGAAATTGATAACAGAAATTTTACAAGCTATTGTGTTTGTTGCAATAACCTTTTCACCATTGTGGATATGGCTTGCAATGATGAAGCCCTTGTGATATAATAGATTTTTAAGGAGAAGTAAAGATGACTACGAAAACTGTAAACTACACGCCCGAGCAAACTGCTCGCATGGTTGCCGACTATCAAGCTGGCATGACAGTTGAAACGATTGCCGAATCATTCGGCAAAACTGTTCGCTCTGTTGTTGCAAAATTGAGCCGTGAAAAGGTTTATGTTGCTAAAGCATACAAAACGAAATCAGGCGAGACACCGATTAAAAAAGATGTACACGCTGATTTTATCGGTAATGCATTGGGCTTGACCGAAGCCGATACAGAATCACTCACTAAAGCGAACAAAATTGCTTTGATGAAAATTGCTGATTTTATCAAGGCTGAAAAGACCTTGTGATCAATAGGGGCTTTTGCCCCTATCTTGACTTTATTTGATATAATAGACCTATGAAAAATTTTGAAATTGTTGAAAGCTATTTAGCTAAGAAGTACCCTAATAAACCTTATGCTATCCGTGAGGGTAATCGTTGCGTTTGGGTTTCTATGGGTTTGGTTGAAATGTACTTTATTGTAAACAATAATGTAATCACAGATATACAGGTTGACTAATGACAAATACTGAAATATTTTATGTGTGCCTAGCGGTTATTGCGTTTGTGTGGGTTAAGATCGCACTATTGATTTGGTTTTCAAAATGATTAGATCAGATAAAACAAGATTATTCCAGCTTATGCTTCAAAATGAATTTAAGCTAAAGCATAGGGTTAACTTTGCAAAGACTAAGGTTTTGCGTTTTGATGGTGACTCTTGCATGGGAATGTATGAGGGCGAAAAGATTAGCCCTAAGAAATACAATCACAAAATCAGGCTTGCCACTAGCGAAATAAAATCAGACCTTGATTTGTTTTCAACATTAGCGCATGAGTATGTTCACGCATGGCAAATGGAACAAGACAAAGATTTAGGTCACGATACAAAAACAGGTTTCACCCAATGGAGAAATTATTTTAAGGCTTATTACAATATAGATTTGGTTTCATTTTGAATACTCAGGTTTGCAGAAAAAATTGAATACTCAGGTATTCAGGTCTGCGCCGCAGCGAAGTAAGCACTCACTTCAGTTTGCGCCAAATTATACCATATAATTTGCGGGCTTGTCAATAGGTGTAAACACCTATGTTGTATTTTCACACACAGGGTTTTTGGGCGGTTTTTTGTGTATAATGGGACAATAACAGAAAAGGATTACAAAATGGCTAAAATTAAAAAGGTTTCAATTTATGATATGGATGGAACAATCGTTTGTTCTTTGCACAGATACCGCACAATCGTAGATGAAAATGGCGAAAGAATAGATTTAAATTATTGGAGAGAAAATCAAGATTTAGCATTAAATGATTCTCTCTTACCATTAGCCGAACAATATAAAATGGATTTAAAAGATGAATCGTGTTATGTCATTATTGCTACTGCCCGTGTTCTTAATACCCCTGATTATACATTTATTAATCAGATATTGGGCGAACCTGATTATATTATTTCAAGACCTGAGAATTCTAATATCTCTGGCGGTTTATTAAAAATTAATGGTTTGGCTAAATTCTTTAATTTAATTACATTCAAAGATGCTGAATTTACATTTTACGAAGATAATACAAATTATTTAAAAGCGGTTTGTGACAGATTTAATATAAGGGGTGTATATGTACCAAGTAAACAAGGGCATTAATATTGATTATGCCGAAACATTAATTAAAGATTTTTTAGCCGAAGGCTATAATCTTTATGATATTGTAGACATAATGCAAATACCATTAAGACAGATTCTAGATATTTTGACTCGCAGAATAAATTGAATACTCAGGTTTGCAGAAAAAATTGAATACTCAGGTATTCAATTTTGCGCCAATTATACTAGTATAATTGAGCCCGTGTCAAGTTTTTTCGTATAACTTATTTTTTGTGTGTGATTAAAATACCACACCTATTTTTTAAATTTTATGGTAAGATGTGACCTTATCAACTGAAAGCATACATGGCTAAAAAGCAATACTTTTGTATTCTAGACACAGAAACCACAATGGGCGATACTGTTGCAGATTTTGCAATGGTTATTTGTGATCGTGAAGGTCGCATTTATAATCAATGCGCTGTTTTAGTTAATGGGCATTATAATACAATGGAATTATTCCATGATAAAAAAGCAAATGATATTTGGGGTTATGAGGGATTAACTAAACGCAAAATGGGCTATATTGCCATGTTAGAAAATGGCATTAGAATGATTGCGTCAGTTAATGCGATTAATACATGGATTAATCAGGCAATCGGCAAATATAATCCTACATTAACTGCTTATAATCTAGCGTTTGATTTAAATAAATGCGCTAATACTGGTATTAATTTATCAGGTTTTAATCAGAAGTTTTGTTTATGGCAAGCCTCTGTTGGTAATATCTGCAAAACCAAAAAATATAAACAATTCTGTTTAGATAATCACGGTTTTAATAATGTTACTAAACATGGTAATATGACATTTAAAACTAATGCGGAAATGGTTTGTGGTTATATTAATAATAATTTTATTATTGAACCGCATACGGCATTAGAAGATGCCCGAGATTTTGAATTACCTATATTAACTCATATTCTCAAAAAACGTAATTGGCAAGATAATATTATTCCTTATGACTGGAATAAGTTTCAGGTGCGAGATAATTTTAAGGCATAATATGTTATTAACTAATAAAAAATTGCTTTGGATTATCTTATTATTGCTTTTTATTTATAATCAAAAGCGTTATGATATTGACGATCATTATGAAATGCGTTATAATAACTACTTAACAAGGGATTTAATATTATGATAGATAATATAGGTTGGATTGGTTCAATATTATTAGCATTTTGCGGATTACCGCAAGCAATAGAATCATATAAAACAAAATCCTCTGAGGGATTAACTTGGGGATTTATTTCAATGTGGTTTATTGGCGAAATATTCACAATAATATATGTATTCCCTAAAATGGATCTACCATTATTATTTAATTACTCTGCTAATATATTATTTTTATCGGTTATTATTTATTATAAAATAAAATCGAAATGAATACTTTTGTTTCCCATAAAAATTGAATACTCAGGTATTCAATTTTGCGCCAAAATTATAACATAATTTTGGAGCCCCCGTCAATAGGGGTAAACCCCTATGTTGTATTTTGGCGAATGAGAACTTGTGTATTCAAAAATAGTTTGCAAGGGTTGGTGAAATGTGTATAATGTGGCTATGGACAGAAAAAAGCTTTTAAATATTTTAAATAATCAGACCCTGATTATTTGGGATAATCTGTGCGAGATTCATCCCCGATTATCTCGCTATAATCCACCGATTATAGAATTAAATGGCAGATTATGGCGTGTTGCAGGTTTAGCGCATCAAGAATCTAATATAATTGAATTAGGTTATAAATTCTTTGCATATTCTCCCGATTATGCAAATAATATGATTAAAGTTATATTACCGCATGAGATAATCCACCAAGCCGATTATAATTTATTCGGATTATCAGAAGCAAAATGTGGTCATGGTAATAATTGGAAAATGTTAATGCTACAATATGGATTATCTCCCGATATTCATCACTCAATGGAAATTACACGATGATTTTTAATATTACTCAATTACTTAATATAGTTTCATGGATTGGGACTATATCCAGTATTATTGGCGCATTTATTGTTGCCAGTAAATTATTTTTTCTAGGATATTGTTTCTTTATTATAGGATCATTATCTTGGTTAATGGTTGGATATTATCGAAAAGATAAATCATTAATAACCCTTAATGGTACATTCTTTTTGGCTAATATCCTTGGTTTATATAATTCATTTTAAGGAGAAAATAAATGAAAACGATTAATTATACCCCTGAGCAAACTGCTCAGATTATCTCTGATTATCAGAGCGGATTATCAGTCGAGATTATCGCAGATAATCTCGGAAAAACTGTTCGGAGTATTGTCGCTAAACTTTCCCGTGAAAAGGTTTATATTAAAAAAGAATATAAAACCAAAAACGGAGAAACTGCCGTTAAAAAAGATATTCATGCCGATGCAATCGGTGCGATTTTGCGATTACCCGAAAATGATATTGAATCATTAACTAAAGCAAATAAAAATGCTTTAAAAGTTATTTTTGAAGCATTGGCTAATTCAAAGCCAATATAATAAATAATAGATTATCATATAATATTTAATATCCGATTTATTATCGGGAATCTGGGTTAAAATCCCAGTAATCTATTTTTCCCCGATTATCTGAGATAATCAGATAATCGGGTTTTTTATTATCTTTTTTCGAAGTAAGCGCTCACTTCGCGGGCGCCAAAATTATAGCATATAATTTTAGGCTGTGTCAATAGGTGTTTGTACCTATGTTGTTTTTGCACCACTTGGCACGATTCTTGCGCCTTGGGGGCTGGCACGATTCTTGCTTATAATTAAAAATGCATAATTATCAAAAACTGCTGGGTCATTTTGTGACTCCAGCGTCTATTTTGTGACTCCAGCGTCTATTTTGTGACTTGACGGTTTTTGATAATTATTAATTTTGGCGCACGTTTTGGCGGCGCCAGTGGTAATCCTTGGGGAATTTTTCCGTTGGTACGTGTGCGCCCATTATACAGTGGTAAACCTTGACATGTCAAGTGTATTTTTAGTTCAGGCGCTGTCAAGTGCAAAAACTTTCACTTGGCCAAAATTTCAAAAAGTTTTATAATTTCTTTATGAAATCGAGAAAGGACAAGACATGACAGACCGTGAATTTTTCCAATTGGATCAGCAACAATGGTTTGAGGATTTTGTAGACGACGAAGTGTCGAAAATTCTTGCCGACATGGACATACCCGAAGAAATTCTCACTTGTCCTTGATGTTCAAATCTTGTATAATTATTACTTAAACAGCGCAGAAACCATTTTAAAGGACATATGATGACTAATCAAACTGTAAACTATAGCCCTGAGCAAACTGCTCAGCTCGTTGCCAACTACAAAGCTGGTGCAACTGTTGAAACATTGGCAACAATGTTTGGCAAGACCACTCGCTCAGTGGTAGCAAAACTCTCTCGTGAGGGAGTTTACCAAGCCAAGAGCAAGAGCTCTGGTGTTGCTCGTGTGAAGAAAGCCGAGCTGGTTGATCGCATTGCCTCATTGTGCGGTGCTACTCCAGAAGCTTTTGATTCACTCGAAAAAGCCAACCACGAAGTGTTGGAAGCAATCCTCACAAACTTGCGTTGATTGCCTCAGTTGAGGGTCAGGAAATTTACTCTTGATCTTCAACTGTTTTTCAAGTATAATATATATTAGACAGTCGGGAAGGGCTTAATGAATACCAATGCGAGTTGGTGTCCGTCTGCAAATGAATCTCACCTCAAATCTTCAACTTATCAATAGTCTGTTTTGTGAGTAGTCTGATTGCAACGAGTGTCTAATTTCTTACTTGAATATGCGATCTAAATCGTGTATAATTATTATATAAATTGATGAGTTGTTAGTTAACAAGAGCACTAACGTAAAGCGTCTGAAATCATAAGCGCTTCTCCTGAATTGGGTGACAGCGGAAACAGGATCTATCTGTTATGCGTCTTAATTGTGGGGAATAATTACCCGAGCCACAGCCCCCTACCGATTGGGTAAACCAAGACCAGCTCTCCTAGAACTGGATAAGTTTTTAATTGCGACTGAAGGTCTTAAGTTGCAGCCCATTTTAATCCTCTGATGAGCTGATGAAATTTCAGCGAAACCCCAGTAATCGTGTCAGCTTTGCTGCGATCTCCCAATCGCACAGCTAATACAACTGAGGGTCAGGACGAAACCCCTAGCGTGTACCACTTGCTGGTGTTAGGAAAGTAGTAGTACTAGGCAGCATGTCCCGCCTCTATCCCATGCCGACTCCTCTATGAGTTAGTTAAAAACTGGAAACTGGTTTTGAGGTAACAACAAGGTAGGAACCTCTAGGAGAAAGAACTCCTTAAATAAATACAGCTATCTTCTAACCAAGAGCAGACTTTATTGACTGTAATGAGAGTATGGAATCTCTCTGGCGATTAAGTACGGTGGCGACTATACTTTCTTAATATGCACAAGACCTAGCTACGGGTGCTTAAATAATGGTGCTGACCCTAAACTGTGGCGGGTCGTAAAAATAATTGAAAAAACAGTTGTGCGGAACCACACAAATCTAAACCAGTTAGTCACGGATACTCAGCATACCCAATCGAGACGCTTCGCGTTGAGTAGAGGTTGACAGAGCCGAAACGTGCAACACTCACCTAAACAGCCTCGCGATGGACTCATCACCAAAGGTTGCAAGTAGCGACATGCTACAGTTTAGGGTCAGGTCGTGGTGATTCCCTTAAAAATCCTGCTAGAGTTAAAAAAGACAACGCTGTTGCAACAGCAAATGCTTTCAGAACCCCGTACACGTAATGGTGACGGGGTTTTGTTTTGGTCGGTCTGCGCCATTATACCACACAGTGCTAAATCTTGTCAAGTGTGTATTCTTGTGTGTCTGACCCTAAACTGAGTCAACTGCAAGCGATTCACACGCCCGCAGAAACAGACGTAAAAAAGCCCACTTAAAGCAATTTAAGTGGGCTTTTGTTTTATGTGGGCAGATTAACGCAGTTTAGGGTCAATTAAGTGCAAATATGTCGTCAGTTTGATGCTGTTTGTGCGGTTTAGGGTCGGATTGGGCTAATTTGTTCTCGATTAGCTTAAGTACAGTTTTATTTACCTTCTCCAATGACTCTAGGAGCTCTTCATCCACGTTGAGCAGCTCAGCAATACGCTCGATGTGCTCCGATTTTTTAACTGGAACCTCACCACGCTTGTTGACATACGATTTCTTGGTATAGACGCCCAGAGAGCTTAATTTAGCTATTACTGAACGTTCTGGTACATCTAGAGTGGTTGCTATCTCTGCTACAGCAACTCCTGATCTATAGTCTAAGATCAATTTGTCTGTTATTTCTTTGGTATACTTCATAAATCCCATGGCATTAAGTTAGCCATATCCTTCTTACTATCTTGTTTGGTTGATGTTGATACTACTTCTTTAAATAAATTATTTGATATTAGTGGACTAGGAATTGAATCCCAGTTATTGAAATCTAAAATCATATAAGGTGTACGTAATTCAGGATGTGCTAACCAACATTGTGTTAGTATAGTTTGAGTTAGTTTAGGCAAGTGCCCAATCTCTGTGTCCTGTATTCCTGACAAACTCCAAGTACTTTTAGCAGGCTTTCGTGAGCCTGCAGTCTTACCAGTTTTAGTTGTCAAACCTTGAGTCTGTATTTCAATTAGTCTATCTGACCCTAAACTGCCAATCGTTGACAAATCTTCAGGTTCTAGTATCACTGCTGATAGAAGTCTTGGCTCTAGTATATATTGTAATCCACTAGCACTTCTCCAAGCTTCGTAGTCGACACCTCTAATGCGCTTTTGCCCCATTAAGATAAGTGGGGTTAAGGTAGCATAATCAGGTGTTTTAGTTTGAGTTGCTAATAATAAACTGCGTTTAATTCGTGAAAGCATATAAAATGCCCTAGACTTAGGGTCAGGGCAGTTCCTTTTGATTGTCTCCAAACAATCTATTTGATCACCAGCATAGACTAGAGTCCATGAACCATACCAGGCTACCAATTGGGGCAGCAACCAGGTGTGCAAGTGGGACAGATTTACCGATTCAGCCCAAGTTTCCCAGGCTTCCAAGTTCATGCCTTCAGTTCCAGAGAAGTCCAGTGAGTGTATTTCACATTTTTTAAATAGCATTTTATATTAGCAGATTTTATTTTAAATATAGTTCAAGTCGATAAGCAAACAGACTAGTCACTGATTTTATAAGCTTGACCCTAAACAAGATCAAACCACACTAGATTTCCTCGGCTGGGCTCGTCATTACGTGGTTTAGATAGTTTAGATCAATTCTTAAAATCAACCTAGTCTCTAACTCTACAAGTTATACTAAATTATAGCACATTTACTAGCACTTAAACAAGTGTATTTTTGTAGGTGGAGGTAGTTTGCGTGTTTGTTCTAAAAACTATAACTATATTATAGCACTTGCGGTAACCGTTGACAAGTTTTTTTGATTGTTTGCTGGACGGTTGTGTGTTGCTGAATTTTGCTTTGTTGTGGGACTGGAGTTCGTGGCGAAAATAATGCCGTTTTAAGCGGTTTAGGGTCAGGAATCATTTTGTGTAATCCGATGTAGCGTTTTTTGTAAATGTCAGTTACAAAAATTTGTGTGGGAGTTAGCGTAGGAGGTTTTGTGTCTTGGCTAAGATATTTTGTTGCTGCGGTTTTAGGTCTAGGTACTTTGCATATTCTAAGGCTGCGAGAATTGCAAGCAGGTCCTCTAGCTCTGTAACAAGTTCTTGTTTGTTAGTGGTAGTTCTGTCAGGATGTGATGAGTTCTCACCAAATCTACGAATTTTACTAACCGCTTGAATTACCTCAGCTGCTTCCTCTTGCAGTTTATCCAGCAACCAATTAGTTTGTGCTTGACGTAGACTTGTAGGAGGTAGGTTTGGCTTTGGTTCTTCGTGCTGTTGTACTTCTTGAGTAGGCGATTTAAGTGCTGCATAAGCTGGAATGTGATATTTAGGAAGTTCCATTTTCGATATTTTGTGTGATTTCGTTGTAGACTTGGCGAAAGCAGTCTGCTCGTTGTGTTTCTGCAACTGCTGCATCAAATGTAGTAAACGCTGAGGTAATAGGCGTTTCTTTGATTAAACGGCAAGCTTCTAGCAACACTAGGTTTGTGTAGTGTTCTAAGTCTAGACGGCCTGAGCGTGTGGTAGCATCGGTAACTAATTGTTTAATGTTCATGCTTGTCCTGTAGGTAGTTATGCAGGTCATTAGCAAAACACCCAGCACACCAAATAAGTGGTGTCCAAGCTTCGTACTGAATTCCTTGTGTCCAGCTGTAAATGTAAAGTAAACAGGCAATACCTGTTATCCAAGGCATAATTTTTACCATGATTTTTCACTTGTAATAGTTTTGGAAATAGTAACCCAATCATCGTTAAGATAAGTGGCTACGCTAGCTACAACAAGTTGCCCAATGCCTGAGCCAGTTGTGGTAGTAACTTCTACACACATAGAGTCAGGATACTTGTCAGCAAATTCTTGTATTTGTTTGATTTCTGTTTGGTTAAATGTAAATATTTGTTCAGTCATATTCTGCCCATGTTATTTTAGGATTGTGTTGTTCGTATGCGGTAACCAAGTCTTCTAGTGTCCATACACTCATTGTTTTAACTGTTTCTAGCCAAAGACCTAGCTGGTGCCAATCTGAAGAGAGCATTGGCGGTACATTAATTTCATCTCCGTACGGCTCATTAGGCACGTTGTGTACATCTATGCGACCGCAGGAGTAGTGTGTGGTAATTGATTCACTAGTATAAGACTCGCCTACAGTAGTAAACATTGAGTTCTCAGTCCCAATCTTTGTTTGTGTCTGGGTAAGGCCACGGGTTCTGTACCACCCCATGCTTACTGGGCCCATCCAGTTTGTTGAGTAAGTTATCATATTCTATTTGTTCCAAGTAATCTCGTAGGGCTTTTTCAACAAAGTTGTTGAAAGTCATATCCGCTTCATGTGCTTGTTTGAATAATACAAGCAACTCTTCGTCGGAAAAGTCTAGTGGAATCTCCACTCTGTTATCTGCTAATTTAATCATTTTATACATCCAAATCTACGTTAGTGCCTTTGTCTAAACCAAGTCGCAAGTTGCGGTGTACTCGGTCAACTATAATTCTCTCAAATGCTTTTACTTCTACACGAGCACGATACTCTTCATCTTCCCTGTCCCTAAGCCGTAGCTTTTGGGCAGTATAAGCGGCAAGCAATCTGTCTTCAATGGTTATTTTCATGGTTTAACTCCTAAAAAACTAAAAACAATCATAAAAATATTAAAGTAGGCAGTTGCACCTAGCATTAATAAGAGTACAACAGCCCACCAACCTGCTCGATCACCTGGGCTCATGATTCAACTCCAAAGTGTTGTTTAATCAAATCATTAGCCTTGTACGGCTCGGCTTTATCAGCAATCTCAGCACATTCTCTAATAAGCAACTCAGCAAACCTTTGTAGCTTTGTAGGCATACGCTCAGGATTATGTACTAATAGCCCTGCTTCACGAGCAAGGTCTTGGTATCTGTTATTCATGGTATTCTCCTGTTTATAATATATTATAACACAAAAACAAAAGGGGACTCAAGCCAATTATTTTTGGCGTTGAATCCCCTTGTGCTTATTTGCTAGGTTTTCTTTTAGGCTTTTTAGGCTTATCAGGATTAGCTTCAGTTTCAGGTACTACCACTACATCGTTATAACCTGGTTTGTTTGGCATTACACGATCTGGAACCACAGTAGGTGGATTAATGTGTGTAATAGGCTTATTTGGATCTGGTTTAGCCATTTTTATCTGTTGCAACATACTTGACATCATGGTTTTGGTCCTCCTGGAAACGGCCACACTGCTTGTGGAATTACTACAGTTGGCTCCAACTTATCTTCTTTGTGCCAAATCTTATCACCAACTTTTGCGTTCCAGTTGTCGATGTTGTCTAGCGTATCCGCTTTAGTTGCCTGAACCCACTGTTGTGCCAAATCAGGTTCTAGTGCAACAGGTTCTTGGTATGGAGGAATTGCTGCTTTTTGCCACTCAAATATTAAGTAACACGCAAACAAACAAAACCCTGCAATAATAAGTAATGCTTCAATGGTCATAGTTTAATCCCATAAATTTTCATAATATTTGCCAAACAATTTAAAGCCTCGGGTAATACGACGTTGCTCAAGTTCCATGGCTTCATAGTCACACTTGTAAGTATGCTTTGGGCCATGCCCCATTGTAAACATTTTAGCTTTGCCAGACTCATCCCACTCACAAGGTTCTGAAGTCCAGTCAATCGTTCCCGAAGAATACTTGTCTTGCCAAGTACCATCATGCTTCGACTGAAAAGCAAAGATCATTTCGTCAAGTACATAATCCCAACGAAGAAAATGATTTGAGTCTACATCGTACTCGTTTTCTTTAGGCTCAGCATTACTGCTCCATAAATGTTTAGGCACATCTGTGTCTGCAACATCAGGTGCTCCATGCTTGGTAGCTTTTAATTGCTTGAGCATTGGTAGTACAATAAGTGCTAAAGTATGATCCATACCCCAAGTATCATACTTGTCAATGCGTACATAAATTTGACGATGACGACGTGCTTCAATCCATTGACATACTTTGGTAAGTGTGCTATCACTACCATCTTTGTTTTCGCTAAGCCAACGACCAAACTCATGTACCCAGTCAGGCTTACGCTTCATGCCAATTTCATCACGTTCAGGCTTAGCCCAAAAGCAAAGCATCTCAGCAATCTGGTATGGTCCAACCCAGTGCTTATAAGGTCCAATTACGACTTTCATCCTATAAATCTTTCTGTTTGATAATTTCGTTGTGTGTCAAATGCTTTTTGTTCAGCTAAGTCACCTACTTGATAGCCTTGACTAGCTGCACCTGCTTTAAAGGCTTCACGCATCCAGTAATCAATAATGTTGATGTTTTGTGAATGTTGGGTTGTAGAATATACCTGACGGCGGTTTGATCCTTGTTCAGGGTATGCTTCTTCATAAAACCATTTAATAAATTCGCGATCTGTATTCATGTTATTCTCGATTTGCAGGTTTAGTAACATCAACATAGTAGTCTTCCCCGAATAAAGCTACAGTGTCTAGTCTAACTTGAGTTTCTGGTACTACAACGATTTTTACTCCAGGCTCTATATTAGGGTATAGTTCTGGACTGTCCAAAAGAACGGCATACATTAGTACTTTAGCTTGTGAGCCGCTATTAACTATTGTGCCTTTAAATAGTTCCTGATTCTCAGCAACTACAATTACTTTAGTGTTATCTGGGATTGGTGTCATTATCCGCCACCTTTGTGTGATGAGTTTAAGTTTAGTAGTAAACTTTTATCAGTTACTACAATATAATTAGATTTAGGCATTGGCACAATGCAATGCTTGTGTTGCTTGGCTACACGCTCACCACATGGCAAACAAGTGTGCCTACCCAAACGCCAGCGCAATGGGTTAACAGTGTCTGAACAACACACGCAATAAAACATAGTTTTCTCCTAATCAGTAATATATATTATACTAAAGATTAGATTCCGAGTCAACTCTGATTTTTTCGAATTTGTTTGATTAATTCATTGTGCATCTTACGCATAGCACCTATGTACTGTAGAATCGGAGCACGTTGACCTGGTAACCACTCGGGGTTTAAACTCAGCGCAAGTTCTTCATCTTCGGTTACTAAAATAGTTTTTAGTGTGCCGTCTCGCCATCGTAGTCGTTCACAACGAATTCTGACAGTAGGCATACCTGCTTCTAGATTGCCAACAGGAATCTTTTCATCAACAAACTGTGTGGGTCTGTTAACTGCTACACGTATCTGACCCTCAACCTCAAGTCGCTCTAGCAACCAGAGTGGTAGGTCAATAGGAATAATTGGTTCAAAATCAACAGTGTATAAGATAACATTCATGGTTTTTTCCTTAATGTCCAAGCATTACCTGCTTTTGGCTCCCACAGGAGTGTGTCCCCGATTTGCCAACCAGTCTTGTCCAGCATTTCTTCTGTGAACTGAATAAAATAGCCTTCGGCGTCTTCTTGCACATCAACAATCCAAGATTTTTGTAGTGAGTTGTTGCTGGGTTCTATCATGTGTATTTGTCCTCAGGAGTGCGTCCTGCTTCAAACGCAGCTCGCATCCAGTTTGTAATAAATTCGTTGCGTTGATCTGTACAAACAGTACTATTAAATAAATCTAAGTGTTCAAAGAATCGTTCTGACCTAAAACTGTAGTTTTCGATCTCATCAAACCAACTATCAAAAGTTTCATACTCTACCATACTGCCTCATTTCGAATAAGTTTGCGATGCTGAATCCAGCCACGCAAGTTGCCTGACCATAAATCAGAATTAGCTGAGACATGAGTAACACCTGGCTGCCATGTGTCTGGTTCAAACCTACACATACTATCAATATCCATAGGAGTGGCTTGATGCTCAATTGGACTGGCGTGTACAGGATCGTTTTCAATTAGCTGTTCCCAAATTTTGAATGCTTTGGTAAAGCCAGGATCATTTTTACGATAACTAACCTGAGCACAACAGCTAGCACTAATGATCTTAGCGTCTTCAAGACTGAGTTGATTAAAGTTTTCGTCAAAATATTGTAGTTCACTAGTAGGTACATATTCAGCAATGGTAATATAGGGTAAGTGCCAGTCGCCTGGTTTTAATGACACGGGTAAGTGTGTTGTATAAGCCACAGTCATTGCTTCTGCTAGAGCTTTGATCTCAGGTTGTGCATCTGTGTGATTACGTAAGTGGAAAAAGTTAGTCCACTCAGTGCCTGAGATAACAGTTTTCATTGTCATCCAAGGTTCTGTAATGCGGTTAGCGATTTGTTTATGAATTGCAAGTTTATGTGCTAAAGCATCTGCCCAGTGTAGTGCATCATCTTTAGCACGATTCCATACTTGTTCAGCTTCTGTGGCTATGTTGCTGCCTACCTGTTCATCAGCTTTCATACCTGGTTGGTTCTTGCCCCAACTAACTGGCATGGCAGGATTGTCTTTGATAAACTCATGCATAGCCTTTGTAGGAATAGCACGAGAAGAGGCTGAATTCTTTGACAACATACGATGTGTGTTAAGCTCCGCTAAAATAAAACGAGGATATTCAATCTCCATAGTAGTCATGCGTACACCTTGAGGGCATACGCTATCGGCAATAACTTTAGCTGAGATCAGTTTGTGTTTCATGTAGTTTGTGTGTTAAAATTGTCATTGGCACTTGAGACCAGTCTGCTACGTCTGGAAACAGTGCTCTGTATTCGTATTGGTCATCTCTGTAGACCTCGACCCAAAGTTTGCCTTTTCCAGCAAGTTTGAGATCATATTCAATTAGTTTACAAGTTTCACGTATTTCGTAGTATTCTAGTTTACGTTCCATAGCAATGTCTTTCTAAGTATTCTTTTACTTCTTCATCTGAGACGTCTTTAGGACATTTATCATTAAATCCTTTATTGGGACTAGTCCACCAACTTTCTAAAAGTTCGTGGCTACCCAACAAAGAAAATAGTAAAGTATTTAAGTATAAGTCGTTCATATTAATTTCATAATAAATTTTACTAAGTGGTAAAAAATTGGAAGTATCAACATCAACCACAAGAATCCTACAGCTACATAGAAACCCCAAATAGCTGCTGCAATAATTGCATCTAATAGTCTGTCAATCATACCACAATAGT